TATACTCATCCATTTCCTCAAAAAATGGGTCATCTGGCATTTTATCAAATGTTTTACACAGAAACCAGATGAATCTATGATCTGGCTCCCTTACGATTTTTTTATGTTATCAATCTGCTCATCTGCCGTTTTGCCTAAATCTTTTGGCAAATTGTCATTATGCGCAGACAACATATCAGAATACTGATCCCATAACTGTAAAACTACGCTCTCTTCTAATTCTCCAATTAAATTAACTGCATCCTCAATCTTTTTGGATTGCACATAAACAGATAAAGGCTGTCCGTCAATTTGATAAACCGCATACCCTAATGTATTATTCCTAATCGCAATGGCTTCGCCAATATTGGTTTGGGCCGCCACGGCTTTCTCCATGACGTTTTGGATTTCCCGGCTCTTAAGGGACCTCAGGGAAAATGTAATATTATCAATCACGACGTCCTTGGTCAGCCTACCAATTCCAACCAACACCTCTAGGCGCTGCATGGCAGCCTTGGTTGCCCTTTGTTTGGAAGCATGCCTCTGGGCACGTGCTTGCTCTATCTGTTGTTCTACGTCATTGATATCTGGCTCTGGGCCAGCATTCCACTGCCTCGTAACAGGCTGCTCTTGCTCACGATCTTCTGGATCATCTACCATCAATACTCCTTGCTCTTTCACTTCGCCTAGATCAATCCGGCCAAGAGAACTCTGCACAGTCCTTCGTCTCCTGTGTTCCATAACTTACACTCCTAGTAATGTAGGGCTGAATTTCCCTTCTCTGTATATAACAGCTAAATACTTAATAGGATGGAATTAGAGGTTCCCGCCGTCAAAGGCATTAATAAGCCCAGCAGCGTCCAGAGCACCACGGTAGGTTCCAATATCGGCCTGAACCTCAAATTGGTTCATTACTACCGATCTAATATCATTAACGGCCGACCCACTGGTTCCTGCATCAATGCTGTTGATGGATTCCGCCTGCCAACGCATTTCGTCTACAATTACGAAATCTTCTGCCGAGTATGTATATGAAATATTTTCAATCCACACGTTTTCAATTGTTGTAATTATAATATCACTCTCGTCGCCTTGGATTAAGTCATATATTTGAATATCAAAAGGAGTGCGCTGAGCGCTAACATGAATAAAACCCCGCCTGAAAGCTTCCGAAATTCTCTTGCCGTCGAATCTAGTTCTACGACAAGAGCCGGAAATCTCAGTGGAGGATTTTGGCGCGCTATCAATGAAGCCGTCCGTTCCAACCTCAGGTATTCTCGAAAGCCCCCGGTTCTCTGTAACTTGCAGCTGGCTAACTGCCGCAACTGGCAAAGGCCCGCTACCATTATCCACGGCTATGTAAATATTAGTTGATAGATGTGTGGCAGTCCTATTCCGATCCTCAATCGGATCTTTAATTCTAGTAATACCATCTGTTACATTTCTAAGTGGCATAGTTTTACCTCAGATTAGAGAAGGCCTACAGAAACCTTTATAAAAATAAAATTAACAGGATATACGGGCTGAACTTTAACCGTTATGTTCCATTGTGTCGGATCAACCGTATCTCTTGTGACCTTCAAATCTTTCCATTGTGTAATAAGTGATTGGCCAACGAATCCAGCCAGCGTTGCTTTGGCTCGGGCAACCAGTCCGCTCTGGAAGATCGGGGAGTCTACCTGCCCAACAAATCCGTCAAATGCGGTCCGTAATTGCTTAGCAATTCTGTCACGAATGAACACGACGCTAATCTCACGTTCCTCAGCAAACCCGCTGTTAGTAGTGGTTTGACCCCTGATGACCGTTCCGCCACCAGCCACAGGCTGTAGAACCGTGATGCCAGCTGCGGTCAACTGCTCAAGAACAATAGGCCTATACATCTTGTCACGTAAGATCGTAAAACCAGTTAATACCTTACGAGTCAACGGCAGAGCGACATTCGGGGTTCCAGAGAACCAACCAGCACCAGCAGCTGCCATGAAGAAACCATCAACTAACGTGCGATCGGCACCAATCTGCATTACAATCTGGTCTGGGTAGAAGTAAACTACACGGAAAGTAGAGCCATAACCGCTCTGCACTCCGTAGTTAGTCAAATCTTCTATGTTGCCAGCCAAAATCTCAGTAACATCGTCGCCCTGAATACCTTCCAGAATACCGATGTCTTCCACAGCCGCCAACTCAGTTCCAATCACATTGGCCGGGTCCAGACCAGCGATAGCACCGATGAACAACACACGTTCCTTGCGGTTCTTAATGTTGCTCATGGTCCTTACATGGGCTGCACCATTCTGGAAAATAGCCGAAATAGTCTGGGATGGCAGTGGCACAACGATATCAATATCAATTCTCTCAATTGACTCGTAAGCGCTAATCCAACCCACATCGAAGAAATCTGCATCTCTGGTATCAACAATGCTGGCACGTAGAGAGGCTCCAGCTGCAAGCTGAGCCGACAGGTCATCAGTGAACAACACCTTGGCACTGTCTTCCGAGGTGTCAATAACCTGGAATTCCAAGCCGCTCTCGGCTACAAATGCCGCTCCAGTAATTACCAACTTGCCATCAACAACATTAGCAATAGTGAACGTGCCATTATTTACCGCATTGGTAGCATTGAAAATCTTGACGCTTCTGGTGGCGGCTTTATCGTCTGCCGTAAAGTCCACAGAAGCACTAGCCAATGTGGCAGTAGCACCACCGGTTGGAGCCAGCACGCCATCGTTATCTTCTTTAACTACAGCTTCATCAAGAATTACCGTGTAAGAGTAGGTGTATAGCGGATTGTCAATAAATTCGCCATAAGGATCTGCCGTAATAGTCGCATCATAGAACGTTACCTTGTTGGGTAGAAGCTGAGACTCAACGCCAGTCACCGGATCGGTAACAAATAGATTAATGTTGGTATCCGTATCAGGCACAACAGCTAGCGGCAACGCAAAAGTCATGTCGTCTTGAGTAGCCCCACCGGAAGCAGACTCTTCAAGTAGATAAGAAACTCTACGTGGAACGGCCGGAGCTGTCTGGCATGCCCAAACGCCCGGAGTTCCGTTAGCAAAGACCAACTGGGCTCCCAATGAAAGCCTATTAGTAAGACTTGGAGATCCGTGTTTGAAACTCAATTCATCTAAATCTGTGAAGAATTCCAGATCGTTTATATCTATTTCAGCAATATAGGTTACGGCCAAACTGTCGTCTATGCTCAGAACTCCGCTATCAACCTGAATGGTAAAGTAATCTCCCTCTCGGAAGGCGGTGGTCCCCTCAGTAATTGCAAAGCTCAGAATGGTGTTATCAACCAGCTCGCCATTGGACTGCCAAAATACCTGATTACCATATCCGTCTAGAACGTTTCCGCTCACAGAGCCTACAGCAATAAACTTGGCATAACCATCAATAGGATCGCCATAACCATCTCTACGAACCGAAGAACAACGAACAGTCCAGGTCTCGGACGGAGCGTTCACATCTAGAAGAGTTAAGGTTCCAATTGTGCCGTTGCCCTGATTCAAAGAGCCAGCGGCGTAATCCTGACCACCCTGATCTACTAGGTGGGCACGCTGCAATTCAATTTTGCCATCGGTTATACTGATTTTATAATCATAATCCGTGCTAAACGCGGTGCCATCAATGGTTCCCTCTAGTCCAACCAGCGGGATGCCGTTTTTGTATAATGTGGTTCGGTTACTTACAATTGGGGCGGTGCTTAGTAAAAAGTGGCGGCCATCTGCACCGTTAGTGCCAGTATACGATGAGTTTAACCCATCATTACCGCCACCGTTTGCGGAGGCAACTAGTGTCTCCCGCCTGGCGCCTTCGCCCATGATTACTGCTAGCCGAACCCCAGACGGAATTGCTAATCCGCTGGAATACGTCTCAACTAGCGTATATACGCCTGGAAGTGCATTACTGGAGCCTGGAAAGTTTGGCATTGATAAATCCCTTAAAAAGCTAGCTGAATTAAATTCTACTCTCTAAGATATGATATTATTACTATCATTTGGGGCTTTTCCTTACAGCTTTTCCCCTGTCATAATACCTCGTCTTCGCTAGAAATTGAATCTTCTAGTTCAATTTCTGTGTTAACCTGGAGGTTTGGAGCCGTGTTCCCATCGACATTCCCGAATTCAACACAGAAAGTAATTACATCTATTATATCCGTTATGGGAATTTCTCGCCTCCATTCTCCTCGGATATTTATAGTTATTGTTTGTTTAAATAACTTGTCATTCCGGTCCTCTCCTTCTGAAGGAGAACTCATGCTTACATCTGGTTTAATTGAAACGCCTGCCCTAGATAAATTATCCCAATTCAAATCTACAAAATATAATGAAATTAATTCAACCAAATCGTCTCTTTCTCTTATTCCCCTGGACTGGACTTCGATGTTAAGAGAGCCTTCCCAGGCTCCACCGCCCACAAACTTGTCGGGCATATTTACCCACTTGCGGTTTCCATTGTCGTCGTAAAACTCTATGCTCTTATATTCTACATTATATTTATCTCTATTTAAAGAAATAGGAACGGACCTGAAAGAGCCAGGTTTAACCAAAATGGCAGGATAGAAAATGGTTGCGAACCTATTTTGATCACCAATGAAGATCCTGGTGGTTATGTCATCAAACAATCCTGCCTCTATTGGGACATCAGTAAGGTCCGGCGTAAGAGGATAGCCCCAATCATCTGAAGAAAAATGATATTTCGAATCCCTCCCAAAAAACTCCTTGAGGGACGCAATAATAAAGTCCTTGGGCATGCGTATACAAGTGTTCTGAGATACTGAATATATCTCGTATAGGTCCGAAATGTAATTGAAACCTGCTGCCATAATAGAATATCAATTTATTGCCAACGAGTTTTTTTCAAAAATCTGACCACATTTCTGCAATGGGTCCTTGACAAACACTCCGGGAAGAATTACATTCTAGGTGCGAAAGGAATCCAGCATGAAATCAGCATCATCATCAGCAGCACCACTACTCTTCTTGACCACTATCCTCTTGGCCGGGTGTGGAGGCAGCTCCAGTGCCCGCCGGGCGTCAGATAACGAGGCGGGAGCGGCCGGCATGGTCGAGCCAACCAGCGGAACCGGAGGCTCTACTACTACTGGGGGCGGCTCTGGAGAGACCGGGGGCTCTACTACGGGTGGTAGCTCGGGCTCTACGGGCGGACAGGCTGGAGAGCCAGCAACCGGTGGAGACGGTGGCACGGGTAACGTGGGCGGCAACTGTGAGCCTTGGGACGAAACCAACCTGACTATCCTTATAAGCGGATGGGACCCGAATAGCGGTGATCCTATGCCCGAAACGTGTGGATACGTAGCCGATCCGTGTA